ATATGCCAATGTCACAACGGGGTTAGCGTAATTTGCGTCGGATATATCCATTGCTGCTTGCATTTCGTAAAGATTGAAACTCAGATCCTTGTCTGTTGATCTGTTCCTGATAGTTAACTTTAAGTATCGGCGGCTGACCCAGTGCGCGTTGTGATCCCTTGACGTGTTGTCTGTTGGAGTAAGATCCACACCTTTAATTCTCAGTCTGTAATCTGATAATTCTTGATTAATCCATGAAGACTCCGTCTGTCCTCCTGCAGCTAATTCACCCAAGTTAATTCCCCAAGTAGCAGCATTTCCCAATATCAATTGAACGTTCCCTGCCAATGTAGAAGACAATGTGTCTGGAGTAGATGCATTCCAAGTTGCTTCCCCCCAGAATTCTTGCAGTACGTTCATAGGTAATTTCGGACGCATTACACGTCGAACTGCCTTCTTGAATCGCTTTTGGCGTATTCGTTTCCGGTATGGGATCCTCTTACGCATTCGTCGTTTGGCTCTTACTACGCTCACTCCGCCTCTGTCTCCCATATCATTGAAACGAACAGAATCAGTCCCAGTGGCTGCATTCTTTCGAGAGTAAGACTCGCCGTTGTTGAGTCGTCTCATTTTCGAGTATCCTCGACCGTTGTTTCCATTGTATTCGTTGTATTTACGTTTAACAGCCATTCCAAGTTCTAAAGCTTTGTTTCCAGCGTAGGCCTTGATAAGTTGTTGAAAACCTTTATGTCGTAAAACGTCTTCGATAGCTCCGCGTATAACAGGGCCCATAAAAAAAAAATACCGAAGTTGAAAGAAGTGGTGGTATGATATTACCCACCACTTCGGTACATGGTACAAAAAAATAAGAAGAAATATTTTTTATTACCCATCTGTCTCTAGATAGTTTAGATTCGTCAGGACTAAAATTTGCAAATACAACTACGTGTGGAATATCGAATCTACACGCATGACTCTCGTATTTTGTATTTAAGAAGTATCCGTTCTTGAAGTTCTCGACCACTTTGTATGGGAAGGCGTCCTCCGAGTCTCTTGCCCAGTCGAAGAATACGACCGGTTCATTTCCATAGGCGTAAAAGATGTCGGAGTGTCGTCCTCCAGTGACGACGTATCCGAAAGATCTCCCATTATTCCAATTAAGTGCGTAATAAGATTTTCCAGTGTTCCCAATCGATTCCCAATACCAGTAGACTTTTCTTCGATCAGGTTGGCCAGCGAGGATAACTGAAAGTCCAAATTGCCAGTTATCTCTTGGCAGGAATGGTGTAGGAATTGGCTCGGAGTAGTGTCTCTGGACTGTGGAGACAAATCTGGGATATTTGGCGAGGATCTCTCCATAGGTTTCGATAAGTTCTCTTCGCTCGATTCTTCCTTGCTTGGCTCTATTGACAAATTCAGCTATGTCAGTTCGTTTACCCTGCCCTCCAGTCGGAGTTCCAAACTCCCAAGGACCATCCAATCTTGATTCTTCCTTGGTACAATACACCTTATTCTGTGCAGCATTTCCCTTGGCCACCTTGTGCGTCATTCTTGGGGAAATTACCCTTTCCAGATATGTATGTCTTTTTCGTTGAGCGAATTGAACGTAACCCTGGTAGTGCGGAGTTCCAGTAGTTGGAGCTTCTTCGTATTGAAATACAATGTAGGTGATAGCAGCACCAGTTCTCACATCGTCGTCTTCGTAGGATAAGAGTTTAGCAGTTTCCTGTTCAGTCGGGTTGTTCAAAGTAAAGCACCAATTCTTAGCGGACATTTTAGATAAAAAAAGAACAGCGCGACGCGCTGTTTAGTAGAAAAAGAGAGAAAATAAATTATTGCGGATCCCGCACATTATCACACCATTTTCAACCGCGCAGTTTACGCGCGGTCTTTAGGGTAGCTTAGGGTTACAAAATGTAACTTTTATTATGATTTGCCCTCCGAACCAGCTATAGAATGCAATGCCGCCCCGCGAGGGCCAGCGCGGCGAGCGCTAAAGCGTTGGAGTAGTTAAAGTCGATCTCATCCAATTTGGGGCTGTGTTAGTAGCATGTACTTGCGAGTCCCATTGGAATGTTTTATAATGCGTATTACGGTGTCCCCATACACCAATAGCAGTATCAGCGCCTGAATATTTGGCCGGACCTTGTTCTGGTTCAACAATTAACATAAAGTACTTAGTTTGTCCTTTAATTGCATATTTCTCGTTTGCCCGCGATCCTCTATGCATATGCGGTTTAGAATGCATCTTGAACGTTTGGATCGCGTTATTGATATTAGATGCGAATGGAATTCGTACTTTGTACTTTTTCAATATCTTCCAGTATTTTCCAAATGTAGGAACATCAGTAGGTTCTGTTCCTTTAGCGTATATTAAACCTGCGAGATCTGTCGTCACGCCAGCCCATAAAGATGCCAGATATGCCAATGTCACAACGGGGTTAGCGTAATTTGCGTCGGATATATCCATTGCTGCTTGCATTTCGTAAAGATTGAAACTCAGATCCTTGTCTGTTGATCTGTTCCTGATAGTTAACTTT